AGAAATCCAGTAGACCGTGCTGACTTGCGGAGCGCCCCCGACAACATCGACCGTGCTGATGGTCTGCGCCGGAATGGTTCTGGTGGAGCCCTGGTCTTTCATCTTCCAGGCGGTATAGCTGTTGCCGACGCCTGTAGGCCCATAAATCCTGATGTTGTCCGCCGTGCCGGAAACAAAAACGGAATCGATGGTGGCATTGTTGGCCGGCGTCTCGTCATGGTTGCCGAAGATCCCATTAAAGGCGAAGCTGTAGGCCGTGGCGTTGGCCAGCGATTGCTCCATCAAGCCCTGAGAATTAAAGCTGGTGAACTTGAAATAGATCGTCGTTCCGACCAGCGTAGGGTCGGCTTCCCAGACAAACACGCCATCATCGAGCCGGAGAAAGACTGAGCCTGCGTTGTGTGTTCCGATGGGCGAGCCAAAAACACCGCGCCGCAACCGCGCCGCAACCGTCGCTGTCCCGCCCGATGTGTATGCGCCATTGCCGGTACTGCCGTTCAAGGTGAAAGTGTTGGCTCCGGTGACGGTGATCGCCCATGTTCCATTGGCCGCCGTGTTCCCGCCGACTGAGGCCACTACAACGGTTTCTCCGCTGTCGAGGCCGTGATTGGCTACCGTAATCTGAATCGGGCTGGCGTTTGTGGCGCCGGTAATGTTTTGCGCTGTGCCGTGTGCGCCCAGGTCATACTTAAACGATCCGGTAAGCGTTGCGTCTTCAAAGCTGATCAGCTCGCCATCGACGTAACAGAGAGTGCGGAAGTTGTCACAGTCAGACTGCGAGCCGGAATTCAGCACTCCGCTGGATTCGGTTACGTCCACCGCCAGCGTGTGCGTGGTGTCAGGATCAGACGAAGATACAAGCTGCGCCGTGAGCGCGCCCATGCGCGAAGGGCCATACATGGTCCCGATCTGAACGTAATTGCTGTTGTCCGGCGAGAGCCAAACGTGGCAGCCGCCCCAATCCTGATTGACCGCCACGCCGCCGGAAGTATAAGCGCCGGAGCCCACGGAATTGTTCAGCGTGAAATTATTGGAATTGACAACCGTTACCGTCCAGTTTCCGTTCGCCGCGGTATTGCCCAGAACGCCTGATATGGTGGTCTTCTGGCCGTTCTTGTAGCCGTGATTGCTGGCCGTGATCTGGATGGGCGTTGCGTTTGAGGCTGCCGTGATCGCTACCGTTGGCCCGCACACTCCAAGCCATACTTCATAGTTTCCGGTAAGACTCAGGCGGTCATTGGCTTCAAAGATAATCGGCGTGCTTACCGCGCCGGGATCTGAGTTGGCTTGCGTGATGAACCCCGAGCCCGCCTGATGTGGATACAGAGTTGGCGCTGCCGTTCCCCAGGGGAAGTCTTCGCAATCCACTTCCAGCTTGCCGGAATCGTCTTCGCGCATCGCCGTGATCCGCACCGGCTTTTTGTTGTAGCCCAATTCCGGGATAGTGAGCGTTACCAGGTCCATGGGCTCCAGCAGGTTGAATTGCCAGCCCAGAGAAAAAGTGTACGTTGCGCGGATTTCTACAGACCGTTTGCGCAACAGATTGGCCGCGAACTTTGCCACCGTGGTGGTGGTGATGGAATGCGCCTGCACAGGCGACGCCTTGCGCAAACCGTAAAGCGCAATCATGGCGTCGTCTTTGTCTTCGGCAACGTCAGGGTTGTAGTCATTGGCCCGATTGGCAAACTCAATCGAAACCGAATTCATCACGTCCGCCACCGATGGCCGCTTGATCACTACCGGAGTCAGAAGATCAGACGTTGTGAGATCGTAAACCGGCGCGGTGTTGGGAATGAAAGTTGCTCCATTGCCGACAGCCGTTGTATCGCCATAAGGGATGATCTTTAGAACGCCTTCACTCCACACCGCCGCCGCGTTGGTTACGTCAAGGATTTCCTGTATCCAGGCGCTGGCGTCTTTTTGCGCGTCGAGCACCGGCGAAAGAAACAGCCCGTTGGCGGTGCAGAAATTCTTGTACTGCGTTAGGTTGCCGATCGGCACCACGCCGGCCATGCCGTAGAACTGGTTGGCCAGCAGGTCCGTGATGATGGCTGAAGGCTCCGCGTCGGCTATTCCGGCGCCGAAGGGCAACACGCCCAGAACTTCAAAGCTCAAATTTGGCAGCGTTCCGGAAGTGCCCAGGTCCATGGCCGATGACGCGACGTAAGCGATCCCGTTATATCCCAGGTCCTGCCCCGGATGCGCTGAGGTCAGATAGCTCCACGGCGTCTGCGGCCGCGAGCCCAGAAACACCGTGAGGCTTAGCTTCTGCTGCGGCTGCCCGTTGGAATTGGAATCAGGAACGGAGTAGACGTAGCTGATGGTCATCACCTTGCCGGCATCGGCGGCGGAAAAAGTGAAGACCGCGCCCGATTGCGTGAACTGTCCTGCACCGGGTGAGCTGCCGACTTGCGTCATGGGCGTTTGCTGCGTTCCGGAAATACTAAATGAACCGTCTGAGCCGAAGTCGTTTGGAGTGACGCTCCATGCGTCCGCGCGCCCTACGCCCCGGTGCGAATGAAATACTCCCGTTCCCGGCGGTGTGACCGTGACTCCGCCGCCGCCACCCGGCACGGTAAAGGGCACGGTGGCGGAAATCATGGTCAATTTGCCTTTTGTGTCCCAGACGTTGTGAATGTTCAGGATTGGCCCCTGGCACAGCGCCATGGCCACGGCGGTTTGATAGGTGTATGTGGTGTTGGTTACCGCATTGCCGCCGCCTGAGCCCAGCCCTTTGCCGCCGACCTTTGTTGTGCTGGTATGCGGAATGGCCTGAAAGTCGCCTGCCCAGATCAGCCGCGCTGCAATGCGGTTCTGTCCATAGATAATCGGGATCACCTGCCCATACGAGCTGGTTTGTACGCGCAACGCGGAAAGCAGATTGGGTTTTGCCGCGAGCCCGTTCTTGCCGCCGCCTTTTCCGCCCATCAAAGCCATATATACCGACCCTCATCTTTTCTGGTGTTTATAACGTGACTGTCATCAGTGAATCGTCGTTGAGTCGACGAGCGGCTTCCATCGACGCCAATGGCCGCATTTCAAAACATTTGTATTCCCTGCCCAACAGTTCGCCATCGCGCAAGGCGTCACTCAGAAGAACACCGTGAGGAATGTAAGAGTGGATGACGATCGGCCATTCCACAACAATGGCGCCGTGGGAGTATGTCCGCCCAAAGCGAAACACGACAAAATCCGCAGGTTGTGGCACTGCATCAATTTCCATCACAAATTTTTCAATTTCATTCAGGTAAAGTTCTTCACTTCGGTGCGAATGCCACTGGACCGAGTACTGCGGCGGCCTGTATTCGCGTGGCAACACGCCGCACTCCTGGTACACAGCCAGGGGAAACATGGCGCAATCCGCGCCCGCGCCTTTTACCCGCGCATGATGGTGGTATGGAGTGCCCAGCCATTCCTTGGCTGCGCGCACAATATTGCTGCGCTGCTCGGTTGTCAGTCGGTGCATTTTGCAGTCCCTCCTAAATAGCAGTTTCCGGAGCAGGCACATAAGGAAAACCTTCAAAGTTCACCAGATTGGAAAACTTGGGGCTGGCGCAGGTGATCTGAGTCTTGTCGCATCCCGGATAAGCCGTGAATGCATCTCCCGCGGTAGGCGCAAACGGCAGCGGAGAATTGAAGGTAAAGAACGGGCCACCCGTGGCGAAATATGTCTTTACGGCTTTGACTATTCCGGCGTTCGCTCCCGATGTAAAAGTGATTTGACCGTTGTCGTAATAATCGTCGCCTTTGGCGGAAAGCGAAAGCAGTTTGTTGACCGTGCTTCCAGCCTGTACAACGTTTGCTTCGGCAAAACTGGCTTTAATCAATCCGCAGCGCGCGTCAAAGAGCGTATTCGTACATCCAGGTTGCAAGATCACCGCCGGAAGCTGCATGCTCAGGTAAGCCGTGCCGGCATTGACGGAGAGCTTCGCCGATGAGCGCGTCAGTTCATCCAATGCGCCGATGAAGCCGGAAAACCTCACAACCGTGCCAATCTGGTTCGAAGCGGAATCCATGAACAATCGGTCGATACGAAATATCGCGCCGTCGAACAGCCCCTGCCCAATAGCTTGCAGGATCGGCACGCCGTTAATGAGATCGGTCAGGCTGGCTTCGATTGTAAACTCAAGCGTTGCCACGTCCATGCCAAGCTTCTCTTCAATTGCCGACCGAGCAATATTCGGCGGGCCGGTCAGGAAGGTATTTCCCAGCACCGTAAGGTTCATGTCCCAGCTTGTGAAACGCAACGTAACGCCATTCTTGAGGGTAATCGTGTAAAGATCGGCCATGCGGATCTCTGTTGCGCTCTGGAGCCAGGTAACCAAATTATTGCCGCCGATATTTATCGGTGTTTTCATATTTATCTTTCCTAAAGCCTCTTTTAAGCTGATACGAAAAAATGTCCAAATTTGCTGTCAATTTATCGAGCCGGTGAAAACAAAAAAGCAGCCCCGTAAGGCTGCTTAGGTTGAAAACAGTTGGGTGTTTATTTCAGATCGACGTCTCCCCACACATACCAGGGACGATTTTCAATCTCTTCATTCAAAGCGTGAAAATCGGCTTGGAGTTGTGTCAGACAAGGAATCGTCCGGCACCCTGACACCTGGGCGGTTAGCTGTTGAAAACGCTCGCGTTTCTCGTGGAGCCATATCTGCCGCGGCACGACCAAACCGGCCACCAGCAAGACGATGATCCCGGCTACCAGTTCCCATCTCTTCATGAGCCTTGCGGCCCAGTCCCGCTTTTGGCCGCCATGCCATCCGTTTTACCGCTGCATATATGTTCCCTGATCGCCTTCAAATCGTTGGAAATGCTGAACAGCCGCAACAGCGCAAATAGAGCAACAACGCTGATTAAGAACGCAAGGACGTAAACCAACTCTTCCATCTCAACCCTCCAAAGGCAGAGATAATACCAGAGTAGTAGCTTTTGAAGGCAAATACTTTTATTACAAATAGCCAAGAGCTGCTATTTGCGCACTGAAATCAGCTGCACTTCCTTGCACTCATACAGATTGAAATAGAAGTTGCCGAACTCCATTCCCTCACGCGTCGCGCTGGCAGAGCTTCCGCGCGATGTTCCGGAGTCAAATCTCACGCGGTGCAGGAAAGTAAAGTCGGCGGTGATGGAATGCCCTGCTGCCGGCGCATTTGTAAACTGCACCAGGCCGTTGGTGATGGTGTAAGTATTGGTGGCTTGCGCCGTTCCGTTATCGTAGATGGTCGCTGCCTGGTTCGCCGGATTCTGGCAAGCTTCCAGAAACCCGCCGACATTGCGCACAAGCTGAAAGCCTTTAGTCGAGCCGTCGCCGGTCCCAATGGGCTGCCCGGTGAAAACGGAATCTTCCAGCCTTTGCGTCAGGTCGCTTTCATTCAGCAGGAAATCGTCAAACTGTCCGCCGCGGGCCAGAAAGAAACCGACGAGCGTTTCCAACGGTGTTTGTTCGTTTTCATCCCTCGATCGCGGATCATTCAACAGATATTCATAGGCCAGGGTGAACTCCCAGATTGGGTTCTGGAAGTTCTGGACCCTCACTTCGCGACCGGCAAGCGACGATTGGATCTCTGTTGAGAACGTGGGGTTCTTGGTGATGGTCCAGCCGAGACCCCGAACTTTGGGAAAGAGAAGGTTACTCATCTGGCTCCTTTCCGCTTGAGCGCCCGCGTTACTTCATTGGCAATCATGTTGCTGTGCCGGCGAATGTGTCCCTGGAAAGATGCTGCATCCACGGCATTCACAGAGTGATTCACAACAACGGTGATGCCACCAAGGCCGCTCCCATTGCCACTCATGCTTTTGGGCAGGATCTTTTCACCCTCATGTACCAGCGCCAGTCCTGTGGCCGGCACAATGCCGCCCAGCGCGAAGCCGGCCGGGGTTATCGCCATCACGTCCATATAGGCCATCATGGCGGCCTCTGGAGCAAGGCCCGGTCCAACTATTGGGATCGCTGCGGTCGCAGCATAAGCGCCGGAGTATGCCACCGCAGCGTTGGAAACAATTTGTGCCTCGGCTGACGCGGACTGGCTCGTCTGGCTCAGCAGCTTGTCCATCAGCCACATCTCAATCTTCTTTTCGATCCACTGTTCCACAAAATTCACCAGCTGAGACAAGATGTCTTGAAACATCTTGCCGAAAGCCTGGCTGGCCGTTTCCGTTCCCTGCATCCAGCCATTCAATGCAGTGTTGAAGGAAGAGGAAACCTGTTTGAAGTATTGGTCGAATTGCTGGCGACGCCGAAGAAGAGATTGCTGCTCGGC